ACTCTGTGGATGAGTTATTTAGATAAGGATCAGGATGTTACTAAGTATCAAGGATTGGCATTTAGTTGGATTGGTTTTGACGAACTTACCCAATGGGCTACACCTTTTGCTTGGAATTATATGAGATCACGTTTACGTACAGCAGACCCTGAGTTACCTCTTTCAATGAGGGCAACCACAAACCCCGGCGGCAGAGGCCATCACTGGGTAAAGAAGATGTTTATTGATCCTGCACCTGCAGGTAAGCCTTTTATAGCTACAGACATTGATACAGGTGAGCAACTAAAGTACCCTGCAGGACACGCTAGAGCAGGTAGACCATTGTTTAAACGTAGGTTTATTCCTGCAAGATTAAAAGATAACCCGTACCTATCTCAACAGGGTGACTATGAAGCAATGCTTTTGTCACTGCCAGAGCAACAACGTAGACAATTACTAGATGGTGATTGGGACATTAAAGAAGGCGCAGCCTTTACAGAGTTTGACAGAAACCTACATGTCATTGATCCTTTTGAAATTCCTAATAACTGGGTTAAGTTTAGAGCTTGCGATTACGGTTACGGAAGTTACACAGGAGTCCTATGGTTTGCAGTTAGTCCTGATGAGCAGTTGGTAGTGTATAGAGAATTGTATGTATCTAAAGTTCTTGCGGTAGACTTAGCTGACATGGTGCTTGAATTAGAGGCTGGTGATGGTAACATGCGTTATGGTGTACTTGACTCTTCCTTGTGGCATAAGCGTGGTGACACTGGCCCTAGCCTAGCAGAGCAGATGATTATGAGGGGCTGTCGCTGGCGTCCATCAGATAGAAGCAAAGGCTCACGTGTGGCAGGTAAGAACGAAATACACAGACGCCTACAGGTAGATGAGTTTACTGAAGAATCTAGGATGGTGTTTTTTAATACCTGTACTGAAACTATCTCACAACTACCTGCTATTCCTTTGGATAAAAAGAATCCAGAAGATGTGGACACACATGCGGAAGATCACTTGTATGATGCATTACGTTATGGTATAATGTCTCGACCACGCTTTAGTGTATGGGACTTTGACAGTAGGGGTGTACCAGCTAACAGTATGCCTATGGCAGACTCAACTTTTGGATATTAAGGAAATATAAATGGAAGAAGAAAATACATTCATTGAAGACGAATCAATTGTACTAGAGGACAGTGAGCAATCTTCAATAGACGATTATCAAACCAATAATATTATTCCTTACATTGAGGGTCGTTTTAAACGTGCAGAAGAGTACCGCAATCAAGACGAACAGCGTTGGCTTTCTGCATACAGAAACTACCGTGGTATCTATGGCCCTGATGTACAATTTACTGAAGCTGAAAAGTCAAGGGTATTTATTAAAGTAACTAAAACTAAAACCCTTGCAGCCTATCAGCAGCTTGAGTCTATCATGTTTGCTAATAATAAATTCCCACTTACTGTTGATCCTACTGAACTACCTGAAGGGGTAGTGTCTGATGTAAACTTTGATCCTAAAGAACCTGATCAGATTAAAGAGTCAGAAGTAGATGAGCAAGTAAGTCCCTATGGCTTTAAGGGTGACGGTAAAGAACTTGCTAAAGGTGCAACAAGTAAAACACTTGGTGAAATGCTTGGCCCACTTACTGATAAGTTAAAAGATATTAGTGGCCTACGTAATGGCACAGGCATGACACCTACCGCCATTACCTTTAGTCCAGCTATGGTAGCTGCAAAGAAGATGCAGAAGAAAATACAAGACCAACTAGAAGAGTCTAATGCAAGTAAGCACCTACGTAATACTGCATTTGAAATGGCTTTGTTTGGCACTGGTGTTATGAAGGGTCCATTTGCTGTAGACAAAGAGTACCCTCACTGGGATGAAGAAGGCACTTACAGCCCTACAATTAAAACAGTACCACAGGTATCTCATGTATCTGTGTGGAACTTTTACCCTGATCCAGACGCAAACAATATGGATGAGGCACAGTATGTAATTGAACGTCACAAAATGTCACGGTCACAATTACGTCAACTCAAGAGGCGTCCTTTCTTTAGGGACAATGTAATTGACGATGCAATTAAACTTGGGGAAAACTATAATAAAGAATTTTGGGAAGACGATCTGTCTGACTATGCGCCTGAATATGGCGTAGAACGCTATGAGGTACTAGAGTACTGGGGCATGGTAGATGTAGATTTCTTAGAAGAACAGGGCGTAGACATTCCTTCTGAGCTTAGTGACGTAGATGAACTACAGGCTAATGTTTGGGTATGTAATGGCAAACTACTACGTATGGTAATCAATCCATTTAAACCTGCCCGTATACCGTATCATGCTGCCCCGTATGAACTCAATCCCTATAGCTTCTTTGGTGTAGGTATAGCTGAAAACATGGATGACACACAGACCTTAATGAATGGGTTTATGCGTATGGCTGTGGACAATGCTGTACTGTCGGGTAACTTACTTATAGAGATTGATGAAACGAACCTAGTTCCCGGTCAAGACTTGTCACTGTATCCCGGCAAAGTCTTTAGGCGTCAAGGTGGCGCACCGGGACAGGCTATCTTTGGTACTAAGTTTCCTAACGTGTCAGGTGAGAACTTGCAACTGTTTGATAAGGCACGTGTACTTGCTGATGAAAGCACAGGCTTTCCTAGCTTTGCTCATGGTCAGACAGGTGTTACAGGTGTAGGTCGTACTGCATCAGGCATTAGTATGCTTATGGGTGCGGCACAGGGAAGTATTAAGTCTGTAGTTAAGAACATTGATGACTACCTACTGCGTCCATTAGGTGAGGGTTTGTTTAGGTTTAACATGCAGTTTGACTTTGACCCTGACATTAAGGGTGACTTGGAAGTTAAGGCACGTGGCACTGAAAGTCTTATGGCTAATGAGGTACGTAGTCAACGACTTACACAGTTTATGCAGATTGCAGCAGCACCATCACTAGCACCCTTTACTAAGTTTGATTATATTATTAGGGAGATTGCAAAGTCTCTTGATCTTGACCCAGATAAAGTAACAAACAATATGAATGAAGCTGCACTACAAGCAGAAATGATGAAGGGCTTTCAACAGGAGCAGCCCCCACAGCCTCAAGGAGGACAACCGCCTATGGACCCATCGGGGTCAGGTGGAGCAACGATAGGTACAGGTGGAGTACCAGCACCGGGACAACAAGGATTTACTGGAAATGAACAACAACCTACTCAACAACCTCAAGCCGCTGGTGGTCAACCAGCAGGAATGGGACCAATTCAATAACTATGTTGAGGATTTAATTAAGCAACAACAACGGTCTATGGAACAAACAGACGAAAGTGTTATTGTCTATAGGGCGCAAGGGGCTATACATGCCCTACGCAGATTACTTTTATTAAGGGAAGAGGTATTACAGAATGGCTAATATGGCAAAACAAATGGATTTATTTGCACTAGGCGGTCTTAAAGATGAAGGTGGCGAGATTGACGAAGCATCAGGCAATCGTGTACCTATTGGCGGCACTAAAGAAGGTGTTCGTGATGACATACCCGCTAACGTAAGTGAAGGTGAATTTGTTTTTCCTGCTGATGTAGTACGCTATCATGGCCTAGATAAAATGATGGCATTGCGACAAGAAGCTAAGATGGGCTTACGAAAGATGGAGTCTATGGGACAGATGGGCAATAGTGAAGAAGCCACTATGTCTGATGATATGCCCTTTGACATGGCTGATCTTATTGTTGTTGGTGGGCAGGGTGAGCCTATGGAGTTTGCTGAAGGTGGATTTGTACCACAAAGGGAAACACTGCAGACTGCAGCCGTGCCTACGATGGGCGGCCCTACTGGTAATGTAACGCCTATTGTATATGACGATTTTGCAAAAGCACCTGTAGTGACTATGCAGGAATACCGTAATGCTGCAGGTGAAACTATTATTATTACATCTGTAAATGGTAAGGCTACTACAGAAATACCTGCAGGTTATACCTTGTATACACCACCTACTAATGTTGCACCTAGTGGAGTACAAGCGGTTATTCAGACAGCTAACAACTATAGCTATCAAACTTCTGGTGGTGGTGAAGGACCAGATACACCAAGAGAATTGCAAGTAGACCCTGACTATGGTTCTATGAATAATGATACATACTTTTCAACTATGGAACGTCAGAATAGTTTTGGCGGTAAAGCAGGTAATGCAGCAGCAATGGGTATTGCATTGGCAATGGGTCCACTTGGGTTTCTTACAATAGGTATGCTACAGGCAGATAAAAAACGACAGCTTACTTCTGCAGAACAACGTATTGCTTCTGAAACAAACCCAACAAAGAAAAAAGCATACCAAGCTACCTTTACTAAAATGGGTGGTAAAACAAAAGAACCAGAAGAAGAAAATGCCCTTGTAGAATTTGGTAA